TATGGCTGGTATGGCTCCCATTGACAAGGTGTACACACAACAGATTTCCACCATTATGGTGTTCATCACGGGTGTTTTGGGTGGTGTTGCTGGTCGTTCTGGTGTCAAAGCAATAGCTACTGCGACATCAAAGGCTGAAGTTGTTGACAATGATGAGCCGCCTAAGCCATGAGTCTATTTAATCCTTGGGTAATCTTGGGTATCTTGATCGCCATTGGTTCTTCCTTTGGAGGTGGATACTCTAAGGGTAAACACGATGAGTTTACTAAACAGCAGATTCAGATTGCTGCCTTGAATGCAGATGCTCGACAAAAGGAACAGGCACTTGTTGCTGCTGTGAATACCCAATCTAACCAACTGATGAAAGCCAATCAAAATGCTAAACTTTTACAGCAAAAGCGCAATAGTGATATTGACAGTGGTGCTCTCAAGTTGCGGGTCGCTGTCAAAGCCTCAGAGTGCGCCGTACACGCCTCCTCAGATACCCCCGTTACCAGCGGAGATAACTCAGGAAGTGCATCAGCCGAACTTGACCCAGAAATTGCTAAAGCTCTTATCGCCATCACAGACGAAGGAGATGCCGCCATCAGAAAACTTGCAACCTGTGTCTCCCTCTACAACGAAGCCCTCCAAACCTTGAAAGTAAAACCATGAACTTATCTGCCAACTTCACCCTAAAAGAACTCACTAAATCTGACACTGCCACTCGTTTGGGTCTAGACAACACGCCTGATGAACAGGCACTTGAGAATTTAAAAACTCTTTGCGAGAAGGTTTTGCAGCCTATTCGTGAGCACTTTGGTAAGTCTGTCACCGTGAATTCAGGTTATCGCTCTCCAGAGTCTAATGCGGCTGTTGGTGGGTCTAAAACATCAGACCATTGCAAGGGTCAGGCTGCTGATATTGAGATTGCTGGTATTGCTAATGCTGACCTTGCACAGTGGATCATGGATAATCTTGACTACACACAGTTGATCTTAGAGTTTTACACACAAGGTGTACCTGATAGTGGTTGGGTTCATGTATCGTATGACCCTGACAACCTGAAGAATCAAGAATTGACTGCTGTCAAAGTTGCAGGAAAAACTCAGTATTTGAACGGTCTACACGCTTAATCATCGAAGAAGTGGAGTGCTACCCATAGACCTAATATGAGTACCACTCCGCCTATTGCCAATAATCCTATGATGGCAAGTACATTGCTCATCACTTTACTTTCCACTCACGCTCATTACGTCCTGATTTAGACTTGACAGTGCGTCCTGTTAACTCAATCAAGTCCATATTGGACAACTCGTTTAAACGCCTTGCAACCTGATTTGAGTCTAAGCCACTATGCTGCGCTATTCCATCTTTGCCAAGCGCACCATGAGCCTGTAAGCAGTCCACAATGATGCTGAAATGCTTGGATGCCAAGTCTTTAGCCGCATCAGCAGCCTCATAACTGGTAATTGGGTCAGAATTCCTAACCCTGCCAAAGATAGGTAAGTCAAAGAATCTTTTCACTTCACCACCAAAATGTATATCGTCAAGTTTGCTCATCATTCACTCCTGTTAAGTTAGTGGGTACTCACTTACGCTTTCCCCGCCGAATTACATCAAAATGGAATTTGATCGTCCATGTCCTCAATCTTAGCTTTAGGCTTGCTTTGAGGTTGGCTTGCTTGTTCTTCTTTAGGGCTGACAGCTAGTCCCATGAACTTGCCGTTCTTGCCCTCTTTTACCCATGCTGATAGCCAGAATTCCTGACCAGCAACCCGAATGTTGCCTTTATAGTCTGGATGACTGTCTTTTTCTTTCTTGTCGTTCTTAAACAATACACCTGAGTTATCACGCTGTTCCATATTTACACCTTAATTTCATTGAGTTTTTTAACTTTGTCTTCCACTTCAATTAAGAACTGGACTACCTCTTTTTCGAGTTCTGCAATATATAAGTCATTGCGCTCGATCCTTTTGACAAACAGTTGTAAGTGCGCTGGCATTCGTGGGTCGAAACTCACAAAGTCACACCAACTTCTGTTTGCACAAACCATTTGCCACTGCATCTGGTCGTAATACTTCTTTGCTGGCTCATCACCCAAAAGGGTTTCAATGTGTGTGGCAGTGTTAGGACACTTGATCTCTAAGCATCCATCATCACCCACAAGGCCATCAGGAGAGGCGGCAGACATGGCAATCCTTGGATGGTCAATAGCACCTACCTGATCAACCATATTGCCTGTTTTAGCCTCGTATGCGGCACGAGCAAAGGTTTCGTTCTCAACACCCCATTCCATTGCAGCATTGCTGTAGGACTCTGCTACTTGGTTAGTCATGCGCTCGACTACCAACTGTGCCATGTAGTTTGCTCTGCTTGTGCTGTAGCCTGTCTTTGTCTTAGCAACAATGTCAGAGATACGAGAAGCAGTAGCTTTGCCACAACGCTGTGCAAACCATTCTGGTGTGCCTTGTTCAATATCACTCATGCTTCCCTCGCTTTCAACATTGCGTCTGCTTGTTTGTATGCGGCTTCTGCAACAGCATCAAAAATATGTTCATCTTCATGGTCATGTTCAGTGTTTGAAGCAAATATTCCTTGCATAGCCTTTGCCGCCATGTAATCACGCAAGGTCATGCCTCTTGAATTTGTTTCTTGGTCTTCTATGTAGACGCTTTGACTTGGAAATGCTGGTGGGTTGTTCATTTCAATGCTCCTTTACGCTTATCTTTTGCAACAATTACTTTTTTCTGCCAGCTTTTATCAGCACCGCAAGCAGTGTAAGCAACAGTGTAGACATTCTTCAGTTCCTCAAGGGTTGATACGGCATCAATAGCTGCCAAATGGTCAATCATCACGCCTACATCAACGTCTGAACCCTCACCCTCTGGCAAGTCTTCACCTGCATAGATGTAAAGGCCAAGACCATGCAATGACAATGCCTTAGTCATGCAACGCATGATGGCAGTGTTGACTGCAAACGCATCAGGATTAATGATTGCTTTGTTGCGGAAGTCCATCACAGGTAGTTGGCAAGTCATTGGTTTGCCAAACATTGTGACTGTTACGAACACCATTGCAGTGCCGTTTATGTCCATGAAACATTTACCATCAAACATTTCAATTTTATATGTTGCATCAGGGTCTGATTTGAGTGCTTCAGCCCATGCCCACGCCCATGAAAGATATGTCAAACTTCCTTTTTTCTCAGTATGTTCATTGACATTCTTACTGAGAAGACTTAACACCTGTTCTTGATTCATTCATCAACTCCCATTAAATCGTTAAAAATATCTCTTGCTTCTTGACTCATTGCCCACATTCCTAGTAACGTCAAGTCACTGTGAATTTGAGCAAGGTCGTTACTGAACCCTGCGTATTTTTTGTGTAGGCACTTCTCCTCTAGACTCTTTATCCTTTTTTCTATTCTCATTAGGATTGTTGAATAATCCAGCATTTTTCACTCCTGTTGAATGCTTCTTCCATGTTGCTGACACATCTGTCAGGGCTGCGTTCACGTACCCAAATTCAGGGTTTGTGATTAGTTTGGATGGCATAACCACCCGTTGTACCTTTGGCTGTTCTTTGATGCGTTTAGCCGCCTTTTGCCGCAATTTCTGCCGCTCTTTGATGCTGAGTGTCGGTGTCCAAATCTGAAAATAAGATAAAAAACGAACCAACGCAACATGGGCTTTTTGGGCTATGAGGTTTAATACAGAACGCACAGTAATATTCATTTTTATGTTCCTCAATGATCCTATCTAAATTGAGCTTAGTCTTCATTGGTGACCTCGCTTTTTGAGTAGGGATTGATTTTAACTTTTACCTTGCGGTCTTCCAAGGCTGCTTGTTGGCGTTCAATACGATAACAACGCCATAGGTTTAATTCTTCTTCCTCGTCCACCCAAGGGGTAAGAGGTAAGTCGTTAGCGACCTGTGCAAGACGCTGTGCTTTTAATTCGACTCTGGCTCTCACTATGTCAGCAACATCAGACCAAGCATTAGACTGTATTGCTTCTACAAGAGCTTGACTATCGCATATTGCATCTGCAACATCTTCTGAACTCATATCTTGCAGTGCCATCCAAGTATCTCGTTTCAAATCAATCATCATTTACTCCTGTTAAAAAACCTATCAATGTGTGTATTCTGTCAGACAGAAATAATATAACCAATAGGGGATTCCCCCTAAAGGTTACTTGTACTTGGTAATTAGAGCTTTGAGTTTTTTAACTTCACCCTTTGCCCATTTTTGTTGTTCTATGCCGTTTTCGCCTTGAAGGTCTTCATAATTCCAGTGTGCGCCTATTGCGTCTTGAAACAGTCCAAGCACATACTCAGCCTCTTTTACTACCTCAGTTATTGAATAACTTTTTATTTCTTTTTTATCATCAGTACTGATGTTCTCTAAAGAAACTGTAAGCTCATCAATATCAAATACCGAAGACCAAAATTTTTTCAACGCTTTTTCACTCAATTGGTTCATGGTTATACCTTTACATTTGTTTAATGAACGAGACTAGATTTCCTACCTAGTGATATTATTATATCATAGTGTCAGACACTAAACATTAGTAAAAACCCTTTGTTTTAAGCAATTTTTTCTATCAAAAATAAATTTTCATAGATATTTTCTATTAACTTTAGTTAGTGCTTACTAACATTTTTTGCGGGACAGTGCTTTTTCGTATTCTGTCCACTGCTCTTGCGTCCATGTGCTGTTTATGACTTTGGCGGCTACAAGGTTGGCAAAGGTTCTAAGAAAAGGTGTTATTTCATAGTCTTCTTGAATTGATGGGCTGTATGCCTCTCTGTCTTTAACAAAAAATCCAGATTGTTTAGCCATATCAATGATTTCATCTTCGGTCATTTTTTCATCCTTTGAATAAAAACAGTCAGACTGTCTAACGTATCTTTGCCAAAGCCCTGCATCTTTTGAATTTCCTCAGTCACTTCATCAAGAACTTTGTTTCGCAACTCATCGTAAAACTGTTGAGGGGTTTTAGATTTAATAAAATTAGTGGGTTTGTTAAATTCACTCATCATCGTAGCTTTCTTCTAAAGTCTTTTCTTCAAGATAAAAGAAAGAATTGCAACCACGGCAATGGTATGAACCCTCATCTTCAAATAATGCACCGCCACAACCCGCATACGGGCATTTCTCACGGCTTTCATCTGTAAAAAGAGGTTTGTAACGCTTAGTCATTGGACACCTTTCAAGTTGTTGAGTGCGTAGTGTATGACATAATCTATTCTGTCTGACACTAGGACAATCCCTAATTGCATATTGTCTGACGTAAACAACAATTCATTTTTTAATCAACATTTGAGAAGTATGCCAAGACCGCCATCAGAACTTACAAAGTTTCACATTCAAATATCTGTCAGGGTCACTGACGTACAAAAAGAGGAGTTTCAAAGGATGGGTGGTGCTACATGGTTGCGTCAACAGATTGCCAATTCAATAAAGCAGCGGCAAAAGAGAGAAGCAGAGTTTGAAAAGAAGTGATATAGTAGTGACAAACACGGCTAGGGTAGCTCCCGAAAAGACGAATCTTTCACCGTCCTGCCATCAGTGTTTAAGTGAAAGTGACCAATGAAAGTAGGCACACATGGCGACACTTACGCTAAAAAAACCCAAGCCAACGCTTGCGGCTGAAAAACCCATAATCAATTTAATTGGTAAATTTGCTGTGATGCGTCACGCAAGAACTACCCATAGCATTCGATTTACTTGTGTTCACGACACTTACGAACTGGCAGAAAAAGAGGCTAATCGCCTTTTGCTGGATTCTCCAACAGAGCGTTTCCTGATTGTTTATGTCTCTGGCGGGGTGGAATGATGCACTATTACAAACGAAACATTGGAGACTATGCCAAAAAAGCAGGTCGATTGACCATGTTGCAGCACGGTTCGTACACGCTTTTGATCGATTCGTGCTATGACCGTGAAACATTTCCAACAATGGAACAAGCACTTGAATGGACTTGGGCATCAACTGAAGCAGAGATTGAGGCGGTAAAGTTCGTTTTGAGTAGGTTCTTTGCGCTTGACAATGATGGTCGCTATGTCCAAGAGCGTATTCTTCAGGAACTGCTTGATTACCAAGAAAAAGCAGACACAAACAAACGAATCGCTATTGATCGTGAAACGAAGCGTAAAGAAAAAAGCACGAACCGTGAACAAACCGTAGACGAACCGCCACCTAACCATAAACCACTAACCAATAACCATAAACCAATAAAAGATAAAGCAACTGTCGTTGCTACGCCTGACGGCGTTTCACAATCGGTGTTTGATGACTTCAAAACCCTAAGAAAAGCCAAGAAAGCACCGATAACCCAACGTGTTCTTGATGGAATGAAGGAACAGGCCGACATTGCAGGGTGGACGTTGGAAAAGGCAATGGCAGAATGTTGTGTTCGTGGTTGGCAAGCATTCAAGGCTGAGTGGGTCACAGAAAAGCCTAAACTGGTCAACAGGTTTGACGTTGCTCATGTGACCGTACCATCAAGCTCACAGCGTGATCCTGCCCTTGTCAAACTGGATGAAGACAGGCTGAAGACCGCACCGCCAAACCCTGAGAATCTGGCACGAATTAGGGCAATTTTAGGGAAAACAGCATGACAAGAAAACAAGCAAACGAACTACTTGACAAACAAAAAGATGGAATCGTCAGACAATCCCTCATTAAAGTCACAGAAGCCCTTTGGACAACCGGAGACATTGCAAGCCAACTACCAAAACACGTTAGACCATTTAGTGACTCTAGCATCTCAGAATGGATGGAAAGCGTACACATGGCACAAAGCGAAAGAACTAGAGAATCATCCTCTAGGGATTTATCAGGGAATCAGTCAGGATTTAGTCAAAAAGATGAAAGAAATCAATGATTTACATCGGGATTGATCCGGGCTCTGTCAGTGGTGCGCTAGGTGCAGTCGATCATGAGGGTAATTACCTAGAAGCATTCAACATTGAACATCAGGACAAGCACATTCTGGCTTTGGTCTTCAAAAGTCGGATTCTCAGCCTAGTCGACCCAAAAATAGGGGCTGAAATCTGCATGGAACAGGTGCATTCAATGCCAAACCAAGGGGTTAGCTCTACCTTTGCCTTTGGACGGGCTGTAGGCGTGATTAGTGCGGTCTGCGAGTTAACCCGATACCCCGTTCATCTAGTCACCCCTCAAAAGTGGAAAAAGCACTTTCACCTATCAGCAGACAAGAATGAAAGTCTGGATATGGCACGGTACTACTGGCCTGAAGCCAAATTAAAGCTAAAGAAAGACGGTAACAAGGCCGAAGCATTACTGATTGCAGAATATTTAAGGCATGAATTGCATGGTATTGAAGCCAAAAAACAGAAGCCAACCCCCTAACACCAAGGGACAAGTCGTTTTCTACAGTGAACGGGAAAAGGCCGCATTGAAACACATTGGCAATGGTTCAGTGGCGGAGGGTGCAAGGGTGAGCATTAGATGGGCTGTGCATTTTTACAATGTCGGATTAAGACCTGACCACAATCTGAACAATGTCGGCTTGAGTTTATTTGTTGACGACCCCCATGCGGACGATTTATAGGCACTTTTAAGCTGTTATTTTGCTTTGGCAATACCTGCACAAGGGTAAGCGTAAATAAGGGCTTAAAACGGCTGAAATTGAAAAGTACTCACTAACCTAATGGGCAATAAAAAACCCGCCGAAGCGGGTTATAAGTTACTTTTTTAATATGATTTTTAGTAATAAGGCAATGGCTGCATATATCATGTTAAGACCGTTTCAATTGATCGAATACAGGAATTGTGCAAAGCTTGATTCGCTGGGGACAATCTTTTATCATGGTTTATCGGTAATTTGACGTAATAATCTAAAAACCGATCATTCTCAGGCAATAAATAATGGCTGATAACCGGGCTATTCGCACGAAAAAGAACCCTAGGGAAAAGCTTTTTAATCTTATTTTGTGCTTTTCTAAGGCTATCTGCTTCAACAATAGCAGCCAGATAGGGTATCTGCTCAGGAAAATCACCATAGCCATAAATTGACGTATTCTCTGAATAGTGTTGATGCTGGATAAAAAAATACTTCATGGTTAACCCCTATATGCGAGTAAAAAGCCGATAAAAGCCCACACTGCTAAACACAATATGGTTTGAATTATTGGGACAATGTAATTTTTCACGTTATGCTCCCAAAGCTTTTAATTCGGCCTTCAGTACTTTAGCTCGTTCACCCCTAAAGCTTGCAGCATTGGATAAAAAATACAATACTATTGATTTTGCAGAATCGTTATAGTATTTATCATTAATGGAATTTAATTCAAGCATAGCATCGAGATACGGCTTTGCAGCATAGTTAACTTTTGCCCAGTCTTTGCGGATATCTAAGGCAATGGATCGGATCGAGCGTTTTTCAATTGTCATGTGAACACCTATAAAAAATTGATTAATGGAAAACCCTAGATTGTGAAAACCTAGGCCATAAACCCCTAAAAATAAGGGTTTACAGTCTATGCTTTTATGCTGCTTTGAGAATCTGAATGACTTTTTGCATTTTTTGGCCGTGTGCTGGGTATGCGATAACCTTCACTTTTTTGTCCCAGCATGCCCGGCAGCCTGAGCATTTCCCGGCATTCTCATATGCCCGGCATAACGTCATTCCCTTAGTGTGTTGAGTAGAATCGGCAACTATTACCGATCCGTGTAAACCCTTAGTAAATTGACCATTAACCGAATCACTGCTAAACCGTACCGATACATTCGGCAAAGCAGCCATATTCTGAAGCACAATAGAAAATTTCGGGAATTTATGCATGCGTGTGGGTAACCAATGGCTACACCATGGTGTCATTCGCATTACTTCGAGCATTTTTTCTGCTAGGCCTAGCGTATACATGTCACCACTATCAAACCACCTAAAAAACCGATCATTCTGCAAAGCTTCGACCATGTCAGATACCCAGCCCATTCTTTGCCAGTCACTTTGGTTTGAAATTCTAGGGGCTTTTACATTCGGATAACGATAATTCCCGGTTGTCGCATAGCAGCCCTTGCATGCGTCAACTAATACGCCGGGACTGGCAATTGATCCGGGACAAGTATCTAGGGCTTGTAAAGACCATGAACGAATCCCATCAAGCTTTGACGTTACAGAGATTTTTATCATGCTATGCTCCCAGCACGATATGTATCGTATGAGCGGATAGGACTACGGTTATTCGTATGCTTAGGGGTTAAATCGATTTTGAGGCCGATAGAATCGCATGCACTGAAAAGTAGGCCTAGGTCGCAGTCTTCCTCTAAATATGCCGAATTTCCTCGGATATAAGAGTAATGAGAGATTTTATTGTGTATGCCTAGGGCTATGAGGGTTTGAAGCTTGATTGATACCCAGCCATGACCCGGATCGGTGAAGTAGTTAAGCTTTAGATTTTTCATGATATTCACGCCTATTTAAAAATACCTAGGAAAATGCCTAGGACATAGGACACTGTAAACAATGCCCTACATTCTAGAATTTTAGCCTTGTGCGTATTGTCTCAGAGATTTTACATACCCTTTGAAGTCATGAGAATTTTTAGCGTTCCGATACCATGCACAAACAATAACCCCAGTAGACCGTACACCTAGGAAAATGCCTTTGTCGGCCTTGTCTCCGGCATAGACCCATTGACCCGGTTGTATGTCCTTAATGCGGGCTGCTGGGACTACGTTCCATATATTGATTGGTTGTTGATATTTCATGATGTACGCCTATTTGAGAGTAGTCCAACATCGGACTCTAAATACTATGCACGTTCTATGCCATATTGTAAGACGCTATAACCCGTTGATTTATATAGAATTTCATAATGTGAAATCACCAACAAGGTGCATGATTTTATAATGTGAAATGTCATGCACTATCTTGGTGATGTTAGTAATCACTCTGCTATATTATGGTGCACTCTGTTAGTGTTCACTAACGTATTCATAATTTCATAATCTGGAATATATTTTCATATGGTGAAATGGTTGATTATGCTACATCGACCCTATACATTATGCTGTCGACAACATATACATTATGCTGTCCAGTGCATATAGGGTTTGCACTAATGTTAGTGTGCGCTTACTTGTAAGTGAGTGCTTACTTTGATAGGGGGGAGGGGGTGGTCGTGTGTCTGTAATATTTGTGGCAGCCTCCTGCGCACACGAAAAGGTAAATCTAAATGTATGACACAACGAGTCTGGATTAATTGTGGAAAGTAAGAATGTTCTGATAAATAAACCCCTAACCCACTTGATGAAGTGAGTTAAGGGATTTGTCAGGATGTATGTCCTGTCTTGGTTGCTCGTGTCCAAGAATATCTATTGAGATTAGATGGTGAGCCATCTGTTGCCTAACAAAGCCTCAATAGCCACATTGCGTTGTTTGCACCTTATACCGTCACACATCAGAACGGATTGGTTTTGGCATCCAAGCCAGCACATTCACAATGCAGTCCTCCTGCTCGGCGGGTTTGGCAGTCTTCTGTCCCGCATTACTATTGTCAGCCAGAACGTTTCCGTGGACTTTAGGGACTACATCTATCCAAGACTACGACACCTTGAAGACTTGACTTCCTACCCAAAGTTTGCACATAAGCCGATAGACTCTGACAAAACACCGAAGTGTGTCTCCACTATACAAGAATCTGATTCTGATGTAAAGTGTGTACTAACTTCCAAGACGCATGGAGATTGTCCTCTGCTTAGTGCCTTATAAGCGTTCGAACGGGCAAGTCAGTCTTCAGCCGTGTTGGTGTCAGTAAGGCAGTTAACTGAAGTGAGAGAGCCCAGTCGTTAGATTCTGCATATGCCTAGAGCCACTCAGGGTCGCCAACAACTAACACGCATGGGGATTGGATTGCTACTGGAATGTTCGGACTGAAGGTAGTAATATCAGCGGAGTGTCCTTAGTGACTAGGCGGGCTTTAAGTCGCAGTCTCCAGCCGTGTTGGTTCGCTATGGCAAGGCATTGAGTCCTGCAATCGCCGACTGTCTGGGTTGTCAGACCGAACAACAACTTCTTCCCACAACTGGACAAAAGATGAACGTAGTAGATAGCTTCAAGAAAACAAGAGGTCGCCCAAAAGGTTCTGGTGCTATGACCTTGAGGAAATATGCTGATAACCCTCAAGCCCTTACCTTACCTAAGACTGAACAACAACAAGTCAAAGAACTCAAAGACCTGTTAATCAAGAGTGCAGGTGCTAATGTTGTCCACAAGGCAGTCGAGATTGCCATGAATGATGAACACCCTGCTCAAATGGCTGCCATCAAACTCTGTATGGATCGAATGCTTCCCGTTTCCTTGTTCGAAAAAGAAGGAAAACAGAGATCAGCAGTTAACATAACTATTTCTGGTATTGGTGGTGTAGTCATAGGTGATAACCCTATAGAAGCAGAAGATATAGAAAGCAAAGATGTCTGACCTTAACTTCAGTCTCCTCCCTTGGCAACAAGAAGTCTTTGCTGATAAAACAAGATTTAAAGTCATTGCTGCTGGACGGCGTTGCGGTAAGTCCCGCCTGTCAGCCATTACCCTGTTGATAGAGGGCTTGCAGTGTACTGCTGGTTCTGCTGTACTGTATGTTGCGCCTACCAATGGTCAGGCACGACAGATTATTTGGGATGTATTGATGGAGTTAGGCAGAGATGTTATTCAGTCTAGCCACATCAATAACATGGACATCACCCTGATAAACGGAGCAAAAATCTATGTCAGAGGAGCAGATCGTCCAGATACTTTGCGAGGAGTGTCACTCACCTACGCTGTGCTTGACGAGGTTGCGGACATTAAACCAGAAGCATGGGAACAGGTTATTCGTGCGTCTTTGTCTGATAAAAAGGGCAGAGCTATGTTTATCGGCACTCCCAAAGGTCGTAACTTCTTCTATGACATCTTTAAACTTGGAATGTCAGAAGAAGACACAGATTGGAAAAGTTGGCACTTCACTACCAAAGACAACCCCCTGATAGACCCTGATGAAATTGAGTCTGCCAAGAAAACCCTGAGTTCCTTTGCTTTTAAGCAGGAATACCTTGCCAGTTTTGACAATGCTGGCTCTGACGTTTTTAAAGAAGAATGGATTAAATATGGCACTGAACCTGAACATGGCTCGTACTACATTGCTGTCGATCTGGCAGGGTTTGAAGAAGTGGCTAAACAAGCTGCCAATTCCAAGAAAAGGCTAGATCAGACTGCCATTGCTGTTGTCAAAGTGACTGATGATGGCAAATGGTTTGTCAAAGAGATTGCTTATGGTCGATGGGACATTAGGGAAACTGCGGCTACGATCCTGCTAAAGATACGGGAATACCGTCCTTTGGCAATAGGAATTGAGCGTGGAGCATTAAAAAACGCAGTTTTGCCTTATTTAAGTGACTTAATGCGTAAAAATAATGTATATTCCCATATAGTTGACTTGACGCATGGCAACAGGAAAAAGACTGACAGGATTATCTGGAGTCTCCAAGGACGGTTTGAGCATGGGCGTATTGTGCTGAACTCTGAGGAAGATTGGGATGAATTCAAAGATCAACTCTTGATGTTTCCCGCCCAAGGTGTTCACGATGACTTGCCTGATGCCCTATCTTACATTGACCAACTGGCTGTTACCTCTTACTTTGTTGATGACCAAGAAGATGAGTGGGAGCCGCTTGACATAATTTCGGGGATATAGATGGCGAAATTGGGAATTTCTGAAGCAAGGTACTTAGAGCAAGATCAAAAGTTAACTGAAGGCTCAGTTAAGGGCAAAGGCTTCTTTGGAGGAATCCCAACCCAAGATGGAAGTACGATGACTGAGTATTCATCGGCATTTGAAGTTGGCGGCAAGACTGTTTCATATCCTTTAGTTGTGCCAACATTGACTGCTGATGAATTAAATCTATTGCGTTCAACAGGTGAAGTAACGCCTGAGATAGAAAAGAAAGCGCAAGAATATGCTTTAGCTAGATTAGCAGAAGGTAAAAATCCATTTGCTAGTCCTCAAGAATTAAGATTTCCGTTGCCACAAGGTTTTGATCCTAAGATTTTTGCACCTGTTGTAGGCTTGATCCCTACAAATCCAATGTACAAAGAACCATTTGCTGATACTACAAGGTAAAGATATGGCAACAGATAAAGAAGTCAAACTTGAACAAAATGAGTTTTATGAGCCTACTGAGGCTGACAAAGAATTAACCGCCTTTGTTGTTGACCATTGCACAAAATGGCGTGACTACAGAGATACCAACTTCCTCCCTGATTGGCTGGAATACGAGCGTATTTTCCGTGGTCAGTGGGCATCTGAAGACAAGACTCGTGAATCAGAGCGTAGCCGAATTGTTACCCCTGCAACCCAACAAGCTGTAGAGACTCGCCATGCTGAAATCATGGAAGCTATCTTTGGTCAGGGCGACTTCTTTGATATTGAAGACAACATCCAAGATGTAAATGGTAATCCTATTGATGTTGAGATGATTAAGAATCAACTCACTGAGGATTTCAAGAAGGACAAAATCAGAAAAGCTATCGATCAGATTGAATTGATGGCTGAAATCTATGGCACAGGTATAGGCGAGATTGTTGTCAAGACTGAAAAAGAGTATGTCCCCTCAACTCAACTTATTCCTAATCAGCAAGGTCAGGCGGCTATTGGCGTGATGGAGCGAGACAGAATTTCTGTCAAGATCATGCCAATCAATCCTAAGAACTTCTTGTTTGACCCTAACGGTACAAGCATTGATGACTGTATGGGCGTGGCTATTGAAAAATATGTCTCTATTCACAAGGTTGTACAAGGTATTGAAAGTGGTATCTATCGTAAGGTAGACATTGGTACTTCTGGTGAAGATACTGATCTTGAGCCAACCCAAGAAGTCTCGCAATATCAAGATGAAAAGGTTCTTTTGTTGACCTACTACGGGTTAGTTCCCCGTGAGTACCTCAACAACATGAAAGAAAACAAGGATATTGTTGAGTTGTTCCCTGAGAATTCAGCGGCAGAAGACTATACCGATTTGGTTGAAGCTATTGTCGTGATTGCCAATGATGGAATGCTCTTAAAGGCTGAAGAAAATCCATACATGATGAAAGACAGGCCAGTTCTGTCTTACCAAGACGATACTGTACCAAACAGATTGTTGGGTCGTGGTACGGTGGAAAAAGCATTCAATATGCAGAAAGCTATTGATGCTCAGACTCGCAGTCACTTGGATTCATTGGCACTGAGTACTTCTCCCATGATTGCAATGGATGCAACTCGCTTGCCAAGGGGTATGAAGTTTGAAGTAAAGCCCGGAAAAGCTATTCTGGTCAATGGTTCTCCTACTGAGATTTTGTATCCATTCAAATTTGGATCAACTGACCCAAATAACCTTGCAACTGCCAAAGACTTTGAGCGAATGTTGTTACAAGCAACAGGAACTCTAGACTCCAATGGCATGATTAGCCAAGCTAGTCGTGATGGTGGCGGTATGTCGATGGCGGTTGCATCCATCATCAAGAAATACAAGCGAACATTGGTAAATTTCCAAGAAGATTTCCTGATTCCATTCATTAAGAAGGCTGCTTTCAGGTTTATGCAATTTGATCCAGAGCGTTATCCCTCTGTTGACATGAATTTCATCCCTACGGCAACCCTTGGCATCATTGCCCGTGAGTACGAGCAGCAGCAATTCATTGGTTTGTTGCAGACTTTGGGTGCAAATACTCCTGTTTTGCCTATTTTGCTTAAAGGTATTGTAGGAAACAGCAGTTTGTCTAACAGAATGGAGTTAATGGCTAAGTTAGACGAGATGATGCAGCCTGATCCACAAGCACAACAAATGCAGCAAGCTCAACAGCAGTTGGCTATGCAATCGGCACAAGCTCAAATTGCTGTAAACACTACTCAAGCAGAACAAAATAGGGCTGAAGCACAGAAATTAATGGTTGAAGCACAGTTAATGCCTCAAGAAGTTCAGACTAAGAACATGGCGGCAATGACTAAGAATCTGCCAAATCAGGATGATCAAGCCTCAAAAGAGTTCGACAAGCGGGTTAAGATTGCTGAATTGATGCTCAAAGAAGCTGATATTAAGAATAAATCCAAGATTGTTGAACTGCAAATGGCAGAGAAAAACAACAAGATTTCAGGCATGGAAGAAGATTTCTTGAATCAACTTACCAAACAGTTAAGTTCAGCACAAACTGGTACTGAATAATGGAT